CGGGTATGATATTAGTGAGATCGATTTCTTTAACATGTACGCCTGGAGAGACTAAAAAACCCATTTCTCGTACTCCTTACAATTGTAGAGTCTAAAAACTCTTTGTTATTCTTGTTATTATTTATAAAAATAAGTTTTCTAAAACCGTGTTTTTATATGTTGCAAATCTTATAAATATGCACATGTCATCACACTATGATAAGTATAAAGACACTATAAAGAAAGTTGCGAAACGTAACTATAGACAACGCATAGTGTGGCTCAACGAATACCTTGCTGACAAGTCCTGTGTTCATTGTGGTGAAAGCGAAACTGTTTGTTTAAAGTTCTACCCACACAACAATGAAATTAGAAAACTTACTCAACGCAAAGGTATGAACGAAGAGAGTCGTGAAGAGTCAACTCATTTAATAAAGAATTCAAAAATTGTTTGTGCAAATTGTTTCATTAAATTAGAATCTGATCTAATTGAGTTTATTTAGTGTTTTACCAATTTGTATTATAATCTCTAACAACTGGTGTCCAGCGGGTTCCGTATTCATCTATAGTATCTTCAAAGGGATCGTCTATACCATTGACAATGAAACCAAATGGAGCCATGTCCTGTTCTAACATGTCCTGTTGTTCTCTTATCATAGTTCTTCGAATATCATTATCAGTGAGTTCTTTGAAATAAGTCTGATCTGTTGCCCAGGCAAACATAAACATACATGCAACCAAATCATCATTACATCCATCGTCTGCTTGATAGGATGAACCTCTGACTATAAAGGTAGACAGTTCATTGACAGCATCATAATCTTCTATTATTAGTTTGTTGTCCTCTATCAACTGTTTAAGATTAGAGCAACCAATCTTTTTGACAGCCTTGGTTGTTCTTACACCCAATTGTGCTCTGCCACCTGAGAAGCCCGCTCCAAGGACTTGGCCCGCTCTGCCACGCATGGAAGCCATAACTAGGTTGTCATACTCAAGATCAAACTGTAAAGCGTTAGCGACCTGCTCACCTATGTCATTCACCTCTACCATCACGTATGCTTGATTGTATGCCTTTGCAACTTCATGTATCTTTGTGGGAAACAGAAGCGGTTTGATCTCATTATCTCTAAACTTCGCAACCACCTTATATGGTATTTCAGTTACATCAAAGACTACAAAGGCAGAATAGTCATTTGAGGTTCCACGAGAAACATCAGCTGTTATCATGTACACATTATTATTTTCTGGTCGAACATAAATATCCAACCCTGCATTTGATTGAATTGGGTTTCTGTATACTAAAGTTTTTAACCTACGTGAGCTTATTAAAGTATCAATTGAACCTAGAAACTCACATTCAAACTCAGAGTTAAATTGTGACTCTGAAGTATTTCGTATTGTTTCTTTCTTCCACTCTTCATCACGGCCAGGAACTTCACTCCAATGAACTTCTGTTGCAATATAATCATTTCGTTTTTCCTGTGCATCTACCCATATCTTATAAAACATGTTCATACCATGTGGTGTAGAAACAATGATAACCTTTGTATTTTGACCAGAGGTAATGGTAGGATAGACAGATGCAAAGAATTGCTCTGCAACGTTAGAAGGAACAAACGCAAACTCATCAAGGAAAATAATGTTATAAGAACCACCACGAATAGCACTTGAGGAAGTGGCAGCAGCAATAATCTTACTACCGTTCTCTAATTCAATATTACCCTTGTTCCAAGCAATAATACCCTGTTGCATCCATTTAGGAAGATTTTCATATGCAAGTTGTAGTCTACTAAGAATATCTCTTGCCGTGATTGACTTATTTGCAAGAACAGCAATGTTTACATTTGCATTGAATAATGCATAATGCAAAAGATATGAGATGATAATAGTTGACTTGCCTGACTGTCTAGGTAGTTTAAAAATAGAAAACCTATTATCGTGCATGGTTGAAACCATACCCTCTTGAAAACCATACATCTCAAATGGGACTAGTCCGTGGTCAAGAGAAACGATTTGAACATAGTTCTTAATAAAGTAAAGTGGGTCTTCTGCACACTTACCATATTCGATAATGTTCTCTTTTGTGAACTCTACCGGAGTATTTGTTTTCTTGAGATTAGGATTACCCAGATATTGGTTTTGATCAGCCATACTCATATTTAGATTCAAATTCATACAGTGTTATGAATCTATCATCATCACTCATTTTTTCATAATCAGTATCAGAATTTGGTTTTGTGCGAACTATAACTTTTTTCCAAGCCATAACTATCTTCTCTTTCAATTATTTAGTTATTCAGAGACTCTGCCCCAATATTCCTCAATATATCTTTTCTTTAAACTATTGAGATGTTCTGTAAATTGCTCTGATGGAGATATTATTTCATGTCTTTTTAATTTACGAATATCTTCCCAATGAAACTCATCATATATATTATAAGACTGTAAACCCATGGCATGCCAACTTCCAACTTTTATTTTTTCCTTCCATTTTTCTCTCCAAAACTCTGCAAATTTCATAGCAGACTTTTTTGTAAAAGTTCCATTATTCCAATTTGTAGGTTCATCTTCATCAAACGTATATCCATATTTTGCTGGGTCTTTTTCAAAATTAGATGAGTAAGAATAATCATTAACATCCTGACCCTGATTCATAAATGCTAATGTTGTTAAATACCAAGTATCTAACGGATACTCTTCATCAAAAAGTTCTTGACACCAAACATTCATCGTGTCGGGAGTTTCATATGGCAGGCCTGTTATGAACCCACCATTCGTTAATACATCATCTCCCCATGTCTCTTTGCATAAGTGTAAAGTTTCTTTTATTTTTTCTTTTCTTATACCTTTACCGATTGCTTTTGCACTCTCATGATGAAATGACTCTAAACCAAATTGACAAGTGTTCAGTCCAGCCTCATGAAGAAGTGGTATCTGTTCTTTATGAGCATGTAACAAGTCAATTCTTAAATATGAAGAAAACTTGATATTGATTTTTAGTTTGTCTTGAACTCGACACAACATCTCAATTTTTTCCGTTGTCTCATTGAAAGTGTCGCATAACATATTATATTTTGTAGTGCCAAAGTTTTCATAGTTATTTTTTAACTCATCATATACGCTTTGTTCTGATCTTAGATATTTGTTATCCTTTGGATTTTTACCCAACAGGGGAAAAGAACAAAACGAACATTTAAATCTACATCCTCTAGACATTTCAAAAGGCAAAACCTCATGAGGCATCACTCCATCTTCATCCGTGTATACTGGTTGAGAATTATGAAAATCATGAGATAACCCTAGAACATCATATCGAAATCTTTGAGGTGGCGCTATCTCATCAAGAAATTTGTGTATAGATTCCTCTGCTATTCCATCCACCCAATAGTCTATCTTACTGTCTTTAAGATGAAGGAAAATGTTTCTAGCTGCCATAGTGTGGCCACCTAACACGATTGGCACCTTTGGAAAAAATTCTTTCATGTCATCCAGAAACAAATTAAAAGTGGTCCAAGGATCGTCTTTTAAAGTTGATCCAAAATTATATTCTTTCTTAATGTGTGTTGGTCCAGCTGCAAAAGTTCCACTGATACCTATAAATTTTGCATCAGATTTTAAAATATCTCTCATCCAAAATATTAAATCTTCTCTGTGATTATCCCACACCTCTAAAAAATTATTAATGACTTTTACTTTGTATCCCCTCTGTCTCATAGATTGTGCAATTTTATATGCACCTATGGTTTTCATAGGGATAGGCCAATTACTAACTTCTGTAAATATTATAGCGTCATACATCTGTTTTAAACTCATATAGTGGAGAGTAATAATCTGTGAATGATTGTTTCTCTTTCTTTTTTGCCCTCAAGTCTTTTTTGTCTTTTTCAGAAAACGATGAGTGTTTTAGATAACTTCTAGTGCCACCAACAAGACCATGACCATAAAAATAATGATCATCTCCAAAGTTTATCATCGTGCAATCCTCGTAATCATCTTCTGAAAAATGTTCCCAAGAATTCATCTTCGGTCTTAAATTCCAACCCAACTCTGTAAATGCTAAATTCTTTGGTTGGTATCGTTTTAGATATTGCAGTTCTTTATCCTTTCTATGTAGATATTCATAGTATTGAAATATGATTGGCGTATAAAAATAAAATGCTATGTATTCATCATGACAGAAACCTTGAGTGGTTCCACGGTATGGGCTAGGAACCATTCCATAACAAACATCACCTTCTCTTTTATACAGAAAGTTTCCATAAGATATCACTAAGTTTTTCTCTGGGTTTTTTTGTACATATTTTTTAAACCCATACTGTTGTAGTAAAGCACCAAAACCAGTTTCACATTCAAAATAATTGAAGTCTTGAACAATAACGTCAATTAACATATCTGATGTATCAATGGTTTCAACTTGAAATTCTATGTCATGTCTGTCAGCAAACGACTTCGCAAAGAAAAACTCTTCCTTGTTATATTCATCCTCATGAATATACATCATAAAAACATATTTAACATCTGCACCAATTTCTTTAAATGCCCATGCTGCTTGCTGAGAATCAACACCACCAGAAAAGAATATGACTAAATTATCGTAGTTATCGCATATATGTTTTGCTTGTAACTTCAATGCTTCTTTCAAAGATTTTGGATAGTCATCAAACATTGGGTATATGTTAATAATAGTTTTTTCGTTTTTCTCTGGCCAAGTTAACCAATTTTCTAAATGATTTTTCATTACAATTTATGCATAATTTTTAACTTAAACATTCCTCGTAAATTTCATTAGGCACTTTCTCATTTCTTCTCCAAAATTGACCATCATCTAGAACCAATTTAATTGATTGTGGATTGTTTCTTCTTTTTGTCCTAAATGCATAATCATACTTTTCATCGGTTGATCCCTTTAGGACTTTAAGTAAAGACGGTTCTTTCGTCTTATCTTTTCTATAAGTCTCATCCTTAAAATCCTCTGTGTTAAAAAAACTTATTGTAGATTTCCACTCTGATGTACCACTAAATGTAAAAATCATACGATTATCCACATCTTGCCACTTAAAACAAAAATTACACCACCAAAATAAATCAAATATTGTTTTTATTTCAAATGGACAATAGTCCACATGTTCAAACAGCAATTCAGCTAATTGAGCTCTCTTATATTCATAAGTTTCTTGTGTGTCTTTAGGAACATCTGATTTTGCCGCAAATAACTGTCCATTAGGCCAAGTAAGAATAGTTTCCCAATCATCTGCATGTTTATCTAAGTTTGCATGTAGAGCATCACTACCAAAACACTGATCTCCACATTCTCCAGTTATTTTGATAATGTCATGATTCTCAAATAAAGTATCACTCAATATTTCTTTATGTGAAAGAGGATTGTTTTTATCCTTTACCATTTTCTCCCACATTAGAGGAAACTCATCTATAGAATCTTGGGTATATCGAATATTCAATACATCTGAATCAGACTTGGTTTCCAGTAAAGCAATCAAGGCTCCACTGCTATC